GGGGCGGCATATCTCGAAAGCGTGTTTGGCGCGATCATGTCGGGCTATTCAAAGGCCAACAGCCGAATGCTTTTACAGGGCGACACCAAGCGCGACCTTCGCAAGATGTTTGGCGGGATGCTGGCCAAGGCTGAAGATGATGGCCGCGATGATCTAATCGCCCGCGCACAGCGTATGCTGAACATGGTGGATCAGGGCCTTGACCGCCCGTTTCTTTCCGTGGTTGGCTTCACAACGCCCGGCACCTTCGATCAGATCATGGACGGTGAAACGGCAACGCAGGGCTTCGTGGGCCGCGCGATCATCGTAGCCGAGACCGACAACAACCCAGAAGAACGCGAGAACTTTCGCAAGCGCCCTATGCCGGAAAACCTTGCTATGAGGCTGGCCCAGATTTTCCACGGCGGTAACTTTGACGTGATGAACAGCGGCGGGCGGGTGGAATATTCCGGCGACCGCGAACCCGTCAAGACTGATGATGATGCCAGCGAAATGCTTCGCAAGGTGTCCAAGTGGCTGCACGCCTATGCCGAGGAGATGGGCGAGAACACCGGCGAAGCATCCGTCGCCATGATCCGCCGCGCCTATGAATTGGTGGCAAAGATCAGCTTCATTCTGGCCATCCCAACAGCCCAGAGAACCGCCGAGCATGTGCGCTGGGCCTTTGCCTATGTCCGCGCTGAACTTGACGCCAAGATCAAGCTGGTCTTTGCCAATGACAATTCCAAGGACCGCCCAGAAGAAGCCATTGCCGCGCGGGTCATCAATTACATCGACCCGGACAAGGGCGCATCGACCAAGGTTCTGGCGAACCGGATGCACCTAAAACCAGAGGCGCTTGAGCCGATCCTAAACAAGATGGTGAGCGCAGGAATGATCCGCCGCGAAGATGGCAAGCGAAAGCGGGCAGGAAAGGTTCCAGACCTGTGGTTCGTGGTGTGATTGGCTTATGTAGCAAAGTATCACGCTATATAGACCGCGTGATACTTTGTAAGTCACTGAAAACAAAATGGAAATTGACCTATGTTGCTAAGTAGCAGAAATCGCCCACATAAGACATATTATCACCACCAGAGAGGCCCATATGTGGGGTATATGGGGATATATTATCTATCTTATTATTATTCTACTTTGCTATATAAGAAGAAAAAGCCTTACAGGCAAAAGACTTACAATGTAGCGGGCAATGCTATCTTTGTGATACATTGCTACACAAGGAGTGGGGTATGACCAACACCATCTACATCACGGGCGACACAAAGCCGGATGCCCTGTTCGTCGCGCTGGCCGAGGCGCAGAAGGGTGACCGCATCGTCTACCATGTCGGCCAGCACTGCGGAGGCATCCATCGCCACGCGGCTGCACGCGCCGAGACGGACAAGCTGGCCCTCCTGTTCTGCAAGCGAGCCTACGGATCAACCTTTGCATATTTGGCGGTAAAGCGTTAAGATGCGCGACAGACAATCTGCACCGGGGACCGACAGATGAAACAATTTCCCAACTATAAAACAGTTTCAGTAGCCTCGTTGGTGCCATACGCCCGCAACAGCCGCACACATTCTTCGCAGCAAGTGGACAAGATCGCCGCCAGCATTCGCGAGTTTGGCTTCCTGAACCCGATCATAGTGGATGGCGAGAACGGCATCATCGCAGGCCACGGGCGCGTCATGGCAGCCCAAAAGCTGGGCCTTGCCGATCTGCCCGTCATTGAGGCATCGCACCTCACCGAGGCCCAGCGCCGTGCCTATGTCATCGCGGACAACCGCCTTGCGCTGGACGCAGGCTGGGATAACGACATGCTGAAGATCGAATTGCAGGATTTGGACGCCGAGGGCTTTGACCTGAAGCTGACGGGCTTTGAGGTTGGAGAAATGACTGCACTATTTCACCAGCCAAACTTTGAGCCGGGAAGTGAGGACGATCAGGGAAAGCTGGACCAGCTTGATCCAAAGATGATCCAATGCCCACACTGTGGCCAAGACTTTGATTTGAGGGAACATGGGAAAGGCTGATCTCAAAATCGATTGGGCAACGCATGAGGCGGCAAAGTATGCCTGTTTAAACTGGCATTACAGCAGATGCTTGCCAGCCGGTAAGCTGGTCAAGGTCGGAGCATGGGAAAACGGCAAGTTTATCGGGGTTGTTTTGTTCGGACGTGGTGCAAATCACAATATGGTCAAAGGCTATGGCTTAGAACAGGATCACGGCTGTGAACTTGTCAGGATTGCCCTTACAAGCCATGTTACGCCTGTTTCAAGGATTGCAGCACATGCCATGCGGTTTCTAAAGAGGCAAAGCCCGAACTTGAGGCTCATTGTTTCTTATGCAGACCCAGAAGCAGGACATCACGGCGGCATATATCAAGCAGGAAATTGGGTATATCGTGGGGTGTCTGCACCAGCAATAAAGGTTTGGTATAATGGGAAATGGTCCCACAAGAAGACAGTTGATGATGCAGGAGTGAGGCAAGACAACCTTCTAAAGAAAAAAGTAGAAGGAAAGCACACATACCTAATGCCACTTGACGCAGAAATGCGTGAGCTTATCTTGCCACTGTCTAAGCCATACCCAAAGCGTGCGAAGCAGGCGATGACCGACGACCAGTCGGCACAGCGGCAGGGCAGCACTGACCCGCACGCTCCACAAGGATTAGATCAATGAGCCGCAACCCGCACGAACCGTCAAAGGAAAGCCGCCAGCTTGTCCAGCTTCATGCCACCATCGGCACGCCTCAAGCGGTCATTTCTGACATTCTTGGCATCGACAACAAAACCCTGACCAAATACTACCGCGAGGAACTGGATCAAGCCTTGGCCCGCGCCAATGCTTCGGTCGGCGGTGCGCTGTTCAACAAGGCCACCAAAGGCGACACAACCGCCATGATCTTCTGGATGAAAACACGGGCAGGCTGGCGCGAAAAGCAAGAGGTTGACGTGACATCCTCCGACGGCTCCATGACGCCGCAGGTCATCGAACGCGTTATCGTCCAGCCAAAAGACGCTGATGCCTAAGAACCGCCTGCAAATCAGAACGGCAGCGGCCTTTGCGCCGCTCCTAAACCCATCCAGATACAAAGGCGCATGGGGTGGCCGTGGCTCGGGCAAATCACGCTTCTTCGCAGGGCTGCTCGCTGAAGAACACCTGATGTTCCCCGGCCATCGCAGCGTCTGCATCCGCGAAGTCCAAAAGTCCCTCAAGCAATCCGCCAAGAAGCTCATCGAAGATACCCTGCAATCCTACAACCTCGGCGAGGCCCAAGGCTTCAAAGTATTCCGCGAGGTGATCGAAACGCCCGGCGATGGCCTCATCATTTTCCAAGGCATGCAGGATCACACCGCAGACAGCGTGAAATCGCTTGAAGGCTTCGACCGGGCTTGGGTTGAAGAAGCGCAATCCCTCTCCGACCGCTCGCTGTCGCTTTTGCGCCCAACAATTCGCGCCGAAAACTCTGAGCTTTGGTTTAGCTGGAACCCATCGCGCCCCACCGATCCCATCGACCAACTTCTGCGCGGGCCTATCACGCCATCGGGATCGGTCGTTGTCCGGGCCAACTGGTCAGACAATCCGTGGTTCCCGTCCGTCCTAGAGCAAGAGCGCCGGGATTGCCTAGAGAACCAGCCCGAGAGATACGGCCACATCTGGGAAGGCGAATACTCAACCGTCCTCGAAGGGGCCTATTACGCCAAGCATCTGACCGATGCCCAGCTTGAGCGCCGCATTGGCTTTATCCCGCGCGATCCGCTGATGAAGGTCTACGCCTGCTGGGACATCGGCGGCACCTCGTCCAAGTCTGATGCCACGGCAATCTGGATCGTGCAATTCATCGGCCCCGAGGTTCGCGTGCTGGACTATTACGAAGCCGTCGGCCAGCCCTTCGAGGCGCACGTCAACTGGCTCCGGGCCAATGACTACGAGGAGGCTGTCTGCGTCCTGCCGCACGACGGGCGCAAGCACGACAGCGTCTATGCCGTCACGCCCATGTCCTACCTGCGCGAGGCTGGCTTCGTGGTTGATCTGGTGAAGAACCAAGGTGCCGGTGCTGCATTGCAGCGTATCGATGCAACGCGCCGCCTGTTCCCGTCAATGCGCTTTAACGAAGAGACAACGCGCGGCGGGCGCGAGGCTCTGGGCTGGTATCACGAAAAGCGGGACGAAGCGCGCGGGATCGGGCTTGGGCCTGAGCATGACTTCTCCAGCCATGCCGCCGATGCCTTTGGCTTGGTGGCGATCTTCAAGGCAGGGATGGCAACGCAAGACGATTGGGGCGCACCTATCAGGCGCAATTTGAAAGGCATCGCGTAATGTGATAGGGTTCCGTAAACCCGGAGGGCAGCATGGCGATTGAAGACCTGCGCGAGATTGGTAACGTGCTTTACGAGCGCCGTGCTGACGGCATGCTCTACCCCGTGCGCCGTGTTCGTCCTGACACTGAAGCCCGTGGCGTGCCAGTGCAAGACCCTAGCCTTTTGAACGTCGGAGGCATTGGTCAGCGCCTCGGTCTGCTGAACCAAATCTTCAACCCGGTCGAAGCTATCGGGCAGTCCATGAATGCAGGCGAACGCATGATGTCGCCGAACATGGGCGTGATGGATCGCCTTGCGGCTCTGGGCGACATGTTGTCGGGTGTTGCTGGCGTAACTGGGCCTGCCGTTGTTGCTGGGCGTGCTGGTGCGCCTGCCGCCGCAGCCGTGATGGAGGGGCTGCTGGGCGGATCGCCAACCACGCAGGCCGCTGGAGATACTATGCGTGCGGCTGGTCGTGATGTCGTGGAGCGGCTTA